GTAAGACAATCCCAACTGAACTTTGCTGGCACTGCTAATGGTAATAGAGCCGCTACTTACAGTCTTATCTGATTGCACAACACCGTCCGCAAACACCTTAACTGTTTCGCCTTCTAAGTGATCTAGTCCTGTAATAGTGGTTGTAGCAGTACTATCATATGTAAACATGCTGTCAAGATATTTTGCATCCTCAAGACTGTCCCCGGTGATGAATTCGTCCTCTATATACTCAACATACTCAACCGTAGCACCATCAATCGTTCGCGAAACTATCATCCACAACTGATCTCTTACTGTTGATCCGGATGTGTCCGAGATAGTTGTAATCGATTTCACATTGGCACTTGTTCCACCCAAGGGATGTGTATGCCAACCAATAACCTCTTCAGAGATTTCATAAGTGCATCCAATTAACGTACCGTCTGTTAAATATCCCCATATAATCGGATTGGGATTCTTCTGAAACGAAATACCCTCTACGCCACTAATTGTGATATCGTCAGACAGCTGGGTAATATCGGTGGCCCGACTTGATTCACTATCAATATCAAATACAGTCTGATAGACCTTCAGGCCTGAAGTCTGCACGAATATTAATGAATTCTCACCTGTTCTGACAGGTCTGACAAATTGCTTGCTACCAACCGAAGATTGAATTGTGATGACCCTGTTTGACGGAGATATCGGATCAAATTTTGATCGTCCTTCAAGCAAGAACTCAGAACTTTTCGTACCTATTAAGAGTCCTTCTTTATTAGATAACATCCAATGGATTGCATTCACCTGATCGTCATCGATGGTCGAATTAAATGCTAGGTCAGCTGTCACAGTGTCGGTTTCAAAATCCGTTGGCTGAAATCCATTGATATCAGCCGCTTCGCTAATCCAAAACGTTTGTGTTTGTGATGCATTTCCACCAAAAGCAGATCTGCCCTGAATAAATCCCATGACTCTAGGCCAGCCAAGAGCGTTAGACCAAGCGCCAAGTGACCATACCGTGCTTACGTCATCACCAATCGCCTGCCTTGCTGAATTTAAATCTGTGTCTTTGTAGTAAGTAACGATAGCGGACTCAACCCACGTAATATTACCCCAAGCCTGATCATTAGTGGCCCTAAAAATTCTAAACAGCCTTCCAACATCCAAGAATGAAAATATTAAATTCGTGGCAACATTCGGCTTGAGCAGATTTGGAGACTGTGTAGTAGCGATAGTTCTTAACGAAATAGAATCGTCAGAGTTCTGGGCTAGATACGGACCGTCCCGATTATCGAAGTCGACTATCTGCCAACCATCCACATTGCCAGGCGTTGTTACAGCACCTGCTGGGGCAGAATCAGGCGTATAGCTGATAGAGTTCTCGGTAACAGTTTCGATATCATAAAACCCATTGTATTCAGTAGGAACAACTCCAGTGACAATGATCTTGCTGTGAATGCCTAAGACTGGATTGTTGGCTTGAAATCCATGAGGATCATTTCCTGTCGATAAAACAAGATTTGCCCTTCCAGTTGTCGCGTTGTATGTGCCTGAAATAACGCTAAAATTGCTCTTTCTTTGAAGCTCTTTTGGCTTGACATTTGGATGGGTTAAGAACAGAACATCGGCAGATTGCTTCCAATCAAGCTTATCGACCCCAACATCTAAATCGGTGATAGCATCTGTTGCAGTTGCAGTAATACTTCCAAGAGCGGAATTGGCATTATCTGTTCTGACAACAAACGTTGTTGATGACGGGACTCGCTCGATTAGGAATGTTCCGTTATATCCTAGAGGAACAACGTTTTTAATCGTAACGTATTGACCAACAGAAAGACCGTGAGCAGACGAGGTAGTGTGAGTTGCCTGGTCTGGCTCGTTGAACTGAACCGTACCAGTAGTACCACCAGTCGGCTTTGCATAGGTGATTATAGTGGTACTTTCCTTTGTAAGTACCGGGAAGACACCTTCTACTTCATCTACTGGTGACGTGGTATCTTCAACCCTTATGATGCTTCCAACATCAACTGCGTGCACCGCCGCCAAGTCAATAGTGGCAAATCCTTCTGTTGAATCAAATGATTCAACGTTAACTACTACGAATCCTCCAGCAGTATGAGTGCCAGAACTATTGGCTTGACTTCCAACAAATTCATGATATGGAGTCGCCAACTCAAATGGTGTGTCTGCATCCGCCCCCACAGGAGTTGTCGTTCCATCTTGTTGCAGCCTGCCCCTGTTGAGATAAAACCGTATGTAACCATCGCCAAATTCAAGCGCGTACGTTTGGTCTGTACTGAACTCGAAGTTCACTAGCCTGGATCTTGTGATGGTGGCAGCCTGTGAAGATTTTGTTTCAGCAACAAACTTGGTACCTGGTCGACGAAACAAAGGGCCTTGCTTAATTGGTATGAAGTTTTCAACTTGCCGGGCGCCGCTAAAACGTTTAGATAGATCCAATCGCTCAATGATATTCTCAGACAGCTGGCCTGAGGTAAACTTGATCTGTTGAAATGTTTCAATTGCCATATCTATTCCGTTGGAACAGTGCCCAAAGTCCTAAATGATGGACTACCAGTTGTTAGCCTGCCTTGAAGCCATTCATCTGAAATGATCTTGTCATCTGGCCTTTGTGATGCATCCACGTTCTTAGCCAGTGCGAGAGTTCGGTTAAATAGAAGTTCCATTTCAGCTTTCTTTTCAGCGTTTGAACGAAGCTTAAACGACATATCCAGGGCCAACTTGGCTGCAATGGTCTCTTTTAGCATTGGACCCATATCGCCTACAGTTGTGATTTTGAATACGTATTCCATATTGACCGCACTTTGATCGGTTATCATCTTGTCGCCATGGATCTCGTAAGGAAGTTCCTGGCTCTCATTAGTGACGTGGCGAACGAAATCACTGGGCAACGAGAACTGAGAAGTGAATCCCCATGTAGGCACGATTGGATCAACAACAGTTCCAAATGTTGTCGCGGTACCCGGATCTACAGATAATGCGTAACTTATTGTTGTTGCCGCAATTGCCGTAACCGCGAACTTGCCGTTATAACCCGCAGGTACCCAGCCTGCGACAGTGACAGAATCACCCACATCAATCGTGTGTGTACCTATAGTCAATGTGGCCACGCTTGCCGACCATACACCTGCTGTACCGTTATATGTGGTGTCTTGAATCAGAGTGGCTAGCTTTCTAGCAACTTTCCATTTGTGCAGTTCTATGACGCTATCTCTGGCTGGATTGAATAGAAGATTGGCTGCCTCGGCACGCTTATTGTCGTCTGAAAAGCTGACTATCTCTTCCTCACCAAGAAACGCTAAGGCGCGGTTTGCTAGCGCAATGTTGTCCGCATTGTCTTGAGCAGTAGATGTGACACCAACTAGCTCGCCAATCGCAAATGATCCAATATTGTGATTAACTGTCTGGCTATCAATCGTTGCGGCAGACAACACCACATGGAAAACACTGCCTAACGAATAGAACGTCGAATCTGAGCTGGTGTCAACAATAACCTGGTGGACGCCCGTCAAACCGTCGAAATCCTCATTGTCAGTAACACCAGTTGTGACCTGAGTTGCGCTTTGGTCTTTATAGACGCTGATTGTTCCGTCAGTTGTTCGCGTGACGGACGCACCATTCGAATCTGTGGTATTCCACAACTGAGTAAAATTCGCACCGACCTGAACATTTGGGTAAAAACTAGCCATTGATCAACCTACTTTTCGATAAGACCAAACAACCTGGTACTTCGAATAAAGAACAGACTTCCCGATGAAACCGAATTGCCGCTATAAGACCATCCCGATTGTGCTCGCCATTCCAGATCCTTGGACGCATTTGGCGTCACACCAGGAATCATCGAAGGCAATAGCACGCCTGACACGCTGCGTCGTTTCTCTGCTGTATCAATTGCCATAGCTATGTTCCTGCGACCATCTTGGCCTCTGAATACGTGGTTCCATCATCTGTCAGCAGCTTGGTGGCGATTATGGTTCCTGCATCGTTGTGAACCTCTTTGATGATCGCTGTGATATCAATCTTGTTTCGAAGACCCATGTATGGAAGCATGACGGCCGTGGCAAACGTGGGTGTGATTGATGGGACGGCTTGCGCCAGTTCGGCAAGTGCATCTACCGTCATTACGTCAACCAACTCCGCATTTACCTCGGCCTTCATGGCTGTGGACATACCTCCCAAATCGGTTAGAGCCGCACCAGCTGTTCCAACTTGAGTTTCGATCGTTTCGTCATTTGCAGCCGGTGTATTTAGGGTTAACGTGACATCCTCCCAGACACCTAGAGAATCGACTCCATGAACGGCAAACCCGCCTGCGGCCATCTCGACAGCACTAAATACAGCCTGCACAAAGATGCTTCCAGCGGGTGTCACCACGGGCAAGGTGTCCATGTTCACCGCCGCCACGCCAGCTACGCTGATTTTGAAGTCACCAGCAGTAATCGTGGGATCAGTGATAAAGTCACCAGTCGACTTGCTCACAAGCGCGAATGGTTCGGATGTTGTCCAGGCTATGCCTATTTCCGGCAATGTCATTTTTTATCTCTTAGTTTATTTTGCGTGCTTCAAAATATGCAATACCATTCCTAAAATCTAAATTTGCCCCATCGGTGTGTTGTGCTGATACCTCAAAAAAATCATTTACTGCAGAATCATCAATGAAAATAAGGCTGGCTTGGGCGTTAGCAATAGCTGTTCGTTGGTCCTGACCAACAACAGTTCCGTTCTTCTTAATCTTTATCCGTCTTGTGCCTGCTTCATTTCCAGAATCCCATATAGATTGAACTGTGAAATGATATTTACCAGCAGTTTGTATGGTGATACGTGAATTATTAGTTGAATTATCGTGCATTCCATCCGTGTCATAATCCTCTTGATTCCAAGTAATGTCAGTGTCTGTATTATTAGATATTGTTTGGTTTGCCGATTTTGTAACTTTGCAGGAAATGTCTAAGACCGTAACACCCGTACCTCCGTTGGCGATCGGAAGTATGCCAGTCACGCCTGTTGTTAAAGGCAATCCAGTAACATTGGTCATCACTCCGGACGTTGGTGTGCCAAGAAGTGGCGTTGCTAGTGTAGGCGAGGTTCCAAATACCAACAGGCCACTACCTGTTTCGTCGGATATCACACCTGCAAGCTGTGCAGAGGTTGTGGCTGCGAACTGAGATAGAGGGTTAGATGTGAGGGCGTCACCAGCCGTGACATTTGTAAGTTCTAACCACGTAGGCGTAACAGATACGAGGACAAAGTACCCAACGTTGCCCGACCCATCTGCATCTTCTACGCGAACAGCCTTGTCGATATTTGTTGCTGTTCCATGAAACGCTGTGTCTGCATCACGCGCAGCAATATCGGAATAAGGCGCACCCGTTGCGTTGGGATTCGAAGTCACTGCGTGGTTATTAGATCCACGGCTTGATTCGTGTTGAGTTCCCATTAATACCCCTATGGAAATTGCACCGAATAGATTGGATTTAACGACTCGTCAAACATAAGATTCAAATCTTCATCCAACATTAAGTTTTCAGTTAGCATTCCCAACTCAGACAACTCATGTGATACTCGAGTCGTCAAGACATTTCCCCCAGAGTCTGTTTTTAAAGAAAACATGGCAGCGCTCAGATACTCTGCATACACATCCTCGTTATCTTCAAGGCCTACGTCTTGATTAAAATTTATGGCCAGAGGCTGATTTGCAACTAAATCACTAGGAGGCAAATTCTTTTGAAAAAGCAATTGGCCTGTATTGTCTGTTCCTTTGTAGTAACTAACTGTGACTGGTTGCGTTGCTCCGGTCGCACCAACTTGATGAATAAGAGAATCAATTACCCGTGCACCCGATATGGGAAAATCAACAGTAGCGGACATAGCCGTTACCTCGGAAACCGCAGTACCAAAGATGGCTTCCGACTTTAACTTACTTAATATTGGAGTGTGCGGTGCTGTAGTTCCATTAACTAAGGTAAAATTAGTATGTGGAATAACCGATCTTTGATGATTAAATGACGCAGATGTGTTTAAGGTTTCTATATATCCAGCCGCTGCGGACAATGTAAAATCCAAACCAATTTCTAACGATGACGAGGAAATTCTAAAACCCGTATCATTCCACACGCCACTTGCTCTACGTTCGATAACGGCGATATCACCGATAGAATTAAACCTAAGCCGGTTACTGCCATCCGTCGTCTCGTTGCCTTTGATATAAACAATATCATTGACATTGGATTGGGAAATGTCTCTTTGGTTTGGTCGTGTTACTTGTAACATTTCAAACTCTCAAAAAAGCCTGAAGCGGTGTTGACCGCTCCAAGCCAAGAGGGTGGATTAATTTAAGTATCTGTATATCTAACGATAAACCCTAGATCGCCAGCCACTGGAGTTGTTGACGTAACAATAGTTAACGCCAGCAACCATTGCTTAACCGGATCAACTAAAGCGCCACCATCTTCCCAAACACGTTGGGACATAGTGTTTAGATCGGTAGCAGCTGATTCCCATCGAAAATCTGCACGACTACTGTCGATTGAGCCATCCGGAGCAATAATCGCGTCAATCGAAAGAGAAGAAGCGTAAGCATCAGCATCAATCACAGTACGGGCCGCATCCGTATCGTAAAGACCACAATCTGCCGTGAGTGCAGCACCTAAATTGTCACTCTGAATTTCAATTCCATGAACACGAGCACCAGTAGGCAGTACGCAAAGAGCGATCTGGTCACCCGTATCAAGATCCGCAGCCAATAGAGCTATGTTGCCCTTTGCGATGTACTCTTTTGCATTAGCAAGGCCAACAGCTGGTAGTGATGGTGTCGTTGAGACATCATCATAAGCACCAGCCGCATCTGTATATCTTACAAAAGCCATTTCACAATTCCTTTCTTATTAAGTGCGATCAATAGTAGTAGTCACAACGTTGTTGCTCTGAGTACGAGTTGCACCGATCGACATCGCTACATATGGATTCCATGAATAGCTCTTGTCAGGACGACGCTCGACCATTGCTCGTACATCTACACCAATACCAAGACGAATACCACTACGAGGCCAGAAGTAGACCTTTTCTGTTGCACCGCCTATTCCGCTCACCAATTCTGTTTGAATGAACGTGAAACCCATAAAGGTTGCCACTTCACCACTAGTCAGTGCACGGAAGGTATTTTGGTCAATCGACTGGATTTCAGAAACAGCGAGCAAATCGTCAATCGATGCTGAACTACAGACGCAAACAATTGGCTCTTGACCAGTAATCACTTCAGCCGCTCGCAAAAGTCCACGTGCGGAAATCAAGTCGGCCAGGGCTAATGCCGTCGATGTGGCCGGGGTGAAGTCCTGCGCTGCCGGAAACGTCTCAGATGTGCCTGTGCTCAGACCATCATCACTACCAATGAGTGCCGTTCCATTAGACGCGTCGATAACCACCGTATCCATAGCACGACCATGAGCCATCATGCCTGCCTGAACGTATGGATTGGTGGGATCCCAGATCATCCGAATCTTGTCTTCTTTGTCTACAAGATCCGAATACTCAAAATCCTCTAGATCAAGTATTCGTCTGGTTTGTGGTGTTGCGGTAAGTGGCGTGTCCTGGTGCCTAGACACCTTACGTGTTGCCGTTACCTTGCCAATGTAATCAAAGGTAAATCTAGTACCGACGATACCAGATTCAACCTCTACGAAATTCCTAAGCCGACTGCCCATCTGTTGAGCAAGGTGCAATACTTGTGCACCAAACTCAATCACATGACCTTTAGAGACCTCAAATGACATGAGTGTGCCTTTCAACAAAAGCTTTTAAACTTTGTCGAAGGCACTACCCGAAACATTCGGATGTCTTCTACGGTTTTCGCACCGATGAGCGAGACGCTATTGGTCTCGTCAGATGGACCACCAGGACGGTGGCTACCCATCAATTAATACTATATCACTAACCTAATGCATATCAATCAATGCTATCCTCGGGATATGCATCTTTCATCAATTGTTTCTTTTCAACCATCAATGCCTCATGTTCAACATGGTACCTGTCAGCGTACCCGGGTTTGGACATCATCTCCCTCATCTTCGTTTTCGCTACTTCGGGCGTATTCCTGCCTTCTGAATGTGTGGCGTCTAATCCCATTAGTCTTTCCTCACCTATAGTTGGCCCCACCGTATCTGCTAGCCATTTGATTGTACGCGGATCATTACCAAGACCCTTTTCCTTTAGCGCCTGGCGGAATTCCTCTCCACCTTTGGTATTTCGAAGCACGGAATTTGCTAATCGACATTTCTCCTGAAAGGCATTGCCCCACTCTGACATCAGTGCCTGCCGACCGGCCTCAAGGTGTTCTTCCTTGACTTCTTCCATTGCCGTATTACCAGCAACCGCCTTGTCTTGGTGCCACTGGTATATTCTGTTTGCTTGTCTTGCGGACAAACCCTCTTCAAACACCATGGCTCCAAATTCTTTGACAAGTTCCTCGTTGTACATTTCCGCTGGTATATCCTCAGACTGCTTGAAGTTATACATATCCGCAGTATCAGGCCTTCCCAATTTTCTGTAGATATTGGCCCATTCCTCAGGTTGAGCATCCTTGCTGGGAACGACAAACTTGTCGGCACCCACAAGCTTCTGACCTGCAATCGTCATCCTGGCCATATCCGTAACGGACTTTTCTAACAGATTCTTGATTGTGGGATCATTTTTCACATCGTCAGGAAACCAGACATCCTTCATCATGACATCTTGTGGCGATGACTTTGGTGTGGCTTCATTGATATCAATCAGATCACCACTATCCTTGGTTTCGGTTGCATCTGTAGAAGTCTCTTTTCCAGCTTCCGCAGTTTCTAGCGTTGCTGTTTCTAGTGTTGCCGTTTCTTCAGCCATCGAATACCGCCATTTCTTGTTTGAGTTCCATAGGGTTTTTGTTCAATTTATCGAGAATATCTTCAAATACAGCTTGGGTACCCCTGCTGTATGCTAATCCCTGCGGGCTCAGATCAACTTGACCTTTAAGCTTGAGAATTTCATATCGCTTACACATATCTAGAAATACCCATTTCCCGGTAGGACTATTGAATAGCTTGCGATACTCAATGATTCGCTTTTTCTCAATATTTTCCTTATACGGGTCGTTAGGCAACTGAACCTCTTTCAATCAAAATAGGACTCTCGTTACTTTCCTGTTCTGTCTCATTGCACGCATCTTCCAAGCCGGTACCTAACAGCCGAAGATTAATCCGAACTACCTTGTCCTTACCAGTAAACTCTCTAATGAAATCCATAGACAGATCAAGACCAGGCCTATATTCCATCACCAACTTGCCATTCTCTAACAGAATCTCGATGTAATATTCATCCATTAAGCCACCCCTATCCTTCCGGCTACTTCACCTGCTTCTGCGGCGGTTTTTGCGGTATCCGCTAGTTGTCCACCCAATTGAGCTGCTTGCTGCAACTGAGCCAATTGCTCCATTTCGCCCTTCTTCTGAGCAACCTCTTGGGCATCACGAACCAATTCGAATGGCACATTTAGACCATCAGCAAGGAACGCAGGGACATTTTCAGTCTTGATTGATGCCACCATAGATTGATCAATCTGAAGTAACGGCAACATTGCATTAACCCAGATCTGGAACGCCTGGATACGGCTAGAACGCTGGCTAATAGCCAATGGCGAGATATATTCAATCTCTACATTGCCACCCGAAAGTTCTGGTGGTGGTTCTTCCAAATCACCCATCTCGATGCCGAGCTTAAGTGTTCGTTCAATGATCGGGCCAAGCAATTCCTCTTGGACTCGGGTAACAAATGGTGCAAGTGCAATTAGCCGATCTTGTCGCCGTTGCAACACTTCCGTAGCTGTCATTCGATCATTATCAGGAAGCCGATCTAGATCATTGAAGTATGCTTCACCTATAGAATTTTGTATTCTTTCAAGCTGAACATCAGATATGTTCGGATCACCAACTGGAAGGCCTTTTATGTCATTACCTGGCGATATGTAAGTAATGCCACCAGGCAAGACACGTACACTACCAATCACGGAATCGTCATTAACAACTAACGGAAGATTTGCAGCCTTGCTGGCTGAGATGATTACCGTCTTCTTCATCGAATTTGCTAGTCGGATCTCATCAACCACCTCAATACCAGGTGAGGTGCCATAGGTTTCACCACTAGCAACTTTCCACCTACCTGTAGCATATGGATATGATCTAAAACCACCCGCCCTGACAATTTTACCTTCTTGGTTATCTATCCAAATGCTGGCAAATGCGAATCGATTGGGAATCTTTATATTAAGTTCATTATCCATCTCCACATCAATACGAGGCATGACGAAGTGTAGATATTCTCTCCTGTCTACGTACCGTTTCGTGGAACCAAAGATCTTTTTAACAGAATCGGTCAGATTATTAATGCCAAACTTCTCGGCAGCCTGATCAGCGGTCCAGAGTTTCCTTCTAATAACAGTATCGATCTCACCAAAGTGGTTAGTGGCGAAATACAACTCTTCAAGATAGAGCGCCTTGAACCTGATCAGGTCTTCACCCGAAATGAACATTGAGGCCGTTCCAAACGTGGCAATATCACTAAAAGCCTCATTGATAGCAGAATTGAACCCTGATTTTGGCGATCGAAACACCTTTAGAGCGAACTGTGTTGCAGTTTGAAGCCATTCAAATCCGTCACGGGTTTCATCACCTCCGGATTGCTGCACCATCATCCACTCTAGTGACGGATTAGTGAGATTGCCAAACATCAGAGCAGCAAGCCGGCTCGAAGCCAATGTAGCAGTATTGTCGTATGTGGAAAGGCTTCGATCCCGGCCACGCTGCTCAATCTCTTCAGTAGACCTAGACGGATCGACCAAAATAGACATATCGCGCCAAAGGATTTCTGTCTGTCTTCGATCTGTTTGGATCGTATCGAAGATTCCCTTTAATCTACCTGCAGCTCTATCTAGTATTGCCATATCTATCCACCTAACAATTCTGATCGTTCGCCAGACAATATTGTTCCGCCAGCACCACGCGCACCTCTTGTACGCCTACCTCTCAAATCCTCTTGTTGTTTCTTACGCGCTTTAGCCGAAATCTCATCCAAGTCAGGTGGCGGTGGTGGCTTGGGTACATCTGGTTTGCTAAATAAAGTTGACATATCAAAATCCCTTTAAAGGTAGTTTTCCATTAATTCAACTGGCGGATGTGCTCTCTTTGTAACGCTAGTGATAGTTCCTGTTCTGCCATTACCACTAAATTCAGGCGTAGTAGTAGTGTTATTCAGCCACAATGACCAGAACGCCTCGCTAAGATCCACCATCCCAAATGGATGCACGCCCCTTGCAAGCGCCGACTTGTGAGTATTCGAGATCAATGACGACAACACCGCCATGTCCGCTAGTGCTCCGTCAACACCTTTAGCGTCGCCCGCATTGTTTCCAATAAATATTGCTTTTGCGCTAGTGTCCATGGCTCCGCCTGTACCATGAACCGCGGTATTGTCTTGGGTACCATCAACAAAAATCGTCAGGTTGTCGCTGGCGTCGTATTCCATCAGCCCGTGATACCACTGGCCCGAATTCATAGTGGCGTTACCAATCAAGGTTGCGGTCGCGCCGCCCGCTCTTAATCTCATCCTCCATTTCTGCCCAGAACTATCGACTTGCCCCAACATCCACTCATGATCAGCTGTTGCGGTGCCCGAAGCCTTTGAAAGAAATCTAGCGTCAGTGACAGTGAACGCATCGACGTACACCCACATAAACGCAGTGAACGTTTGTATGGCACCTACATTCCAAGTGCCCACGTCGATATCATCTGTTGTCGCGTTCCAGTCACCGGCCATTACAATCCCGCCTTTATGTCCTTAAATACTTGATTTGCCAGAGCCTTTTCTAATCTCAATATTCGCAACCGTGCCAGGTCTGTTTCAGTGTCAAGCAGCCCCACAATCACGTTGAAATTTGCAATCGCATCCACCCTAGTGGTCGGGTTGTCGATAATCGTGACCAGCGCGTCGAACCACGTCTGCGCAACGGCATTCTCAGCAGCCAATGCAGCTGCCCTGGCGATCGCGTTTGTGTCGTTAAGAAAGTCGTCGGCCTCAACCACCAATACAGCCATCGCCTCTTTTTCGGCTCTGGTACTAGCCGTGATGATGTCGGCCAGGTCCTGAGAATTCAGCCCGCCCACAATGATGTCCTTGAACGCAAGACGTTCTGCACCAGAACCGTTCGTGATGATGTTGTTTAAATCAGTAAGCGTATCGACAGGCATATTATGTTGACCTCGCTATCCAAAGTGTTGCGGAAACAATCTGGATGTCATCCGTAAAGTCGTCTGCAGCATCCGTTGGATCTCTTGCCAATTTCACAAGGACGGTGTCGCCAGCCACAGGATCGCTAGTCATGTCCTGCGAATAGACATCTTGTGTTTCTGTCGCGGTCGGCATCGTGACTGTGGTTTCAGTTTCAGCGGTGAACGCCTGATCAAAGTTTTCTGTATCAGCGACAGCTAAGCTAGATACGGTAAGTCTCACATCAGCAGGGCCCCCAACCGCACCCTTTGTCATGATGACGAATTCAATTCGTGCAGCCGGCGTTCCGGCAAGATCATCTGGAATGGGATGCATCGTCTTAAAGTTGATCGTTGAAACGCTGGCCCCGTTTGGCAGGACCATACCCGAAACGTGCGCAGACGCCGTGACCAAGTCATGCATGTCCGGATAGCCGACAATGCCCTCGGGTATTTCCTGCACCAATGGAATGGCAAATCCCGTACTTGTCGCACCGCCGGCGCCGCCGGCAGCCAACTCAAATTCATCGTTCGTGGCGTTATAGGTAACGACGTGTCCGTCCGTGGGAGATGTGAATTCGGCGATCGGCATGGCCACGACAGCCATCTCTTCACCCGAAAAATACTTCATCACGTACGAATGTGGCGCTCTACCAACTGAGCTATACCGGCTGTTCTGTAACTTAGCCTGTTCCATGCATTGCGAATGATGGGCCTACCCTGCGCTGCCGCGCCCCGCAATACCGGCTGAATTT